GCTAGTGTCCTAGCTGTCGCTAGTGTCCTAGCTGTCGCTAGTGTCCTAGCTGTCGCTAGTGTCCTAGCTGTCGTTCCATGCCCTGAACTATAGAGCACCCCCGAATCACCTGTCAAGCCCTCAAGTGAAAAATACCGTAAACATGATATCCCCTCACCTAGCGTCCTGACTCACTCTTTATATAGGGGCTAGCTGTGGAGTCCTGTGCTAGCTCCTGCTAGCTGTGGAGTCCTGTGCTAGCTCCTGCTAGCTGTGGAGCCCTGTCGACTACCTAAAGGAGTACCAAAGGGTACCCCTAAAGGAGTACCCCTAAAGGAGTACCAAAGGAGTATCAAAGGAGTACCAAAGGAGTATCAAAGGAGTACCAAAGGAGTATCAAAGGAGTATCAAAGGAGTATCAAAGGGTACCCCTAAAGGAGTACCAAAGGAGTACCAAAGGAGTATCAAAGGGTACCAAAGGAGTACCAAAGGAGTATCAAAGGGTACAAAGCACAGATAATGTTTTACCCAAAGGTAAACAATTGATCTAGATCAAACCCCATATTGACCCAAATCAACCCTGTGGATAACTCTGTGGATAACCTGTGGATAACTTAAAAAAACACTGATAAATCAATAGTTTACCACAAGTACCCTAAGGATGTCGGATGTCAATAGGTACAACTCCCCCTTGACAGCCCTTTGAATCTGTGGTGTCCTGTGGATAACTCTGTGGATAACCTGTGGATAACTTGAAAAAACACTGATAAATCAACCACTTAGCTTACCCTTTAGTATCCTAAGGATGTCTAAAAGACCCCAAAGGACACAGCGGGAGCCCGAAGGCACCAACAGGCACCCCCACGGGGGCAACCACGCACGTGAACTCCTTAAGTGTGGGTTCACAAATTTGATCAATTTTTATGATCCCCTTAGTTACCCTTAGCTAGCTGTGGACAACTCTGTGGATAACCTGTGGATAACTTTAAATAAAACCCCTCAGGAACCCGTAGCTAGCTTGCTAGCATTAAGGGAACCCAAGGGGAACTGGAAGTAATTATAACTAGGATACTAGCTCAAGCTAGCCACAAGAGTACGTAGAAGAGCATCAACAGTAGACACATCCCCATTAATCAAGGACATTATAAAGAGGATGATGATAATGATGATTTTGATGGTGATGAATACTTTATTTTTAGTGTTATTGGTATTGTTCATTAAGGTCATTCCCATAAGGGTCTATAGGCACCTAAGGATTCCCATAAGGGTCTATGGACTCCCATAAGGGTCTATAGACTCCCATAAGGGTCTATAGGTACCCTAAGGATTTTCTTAAGACTCCATCATCACTGATACCTTTTACTTCTGATACTTTCATTTCTAACAAAAAGGGGGAGCTAGAAAAGACCTATATGTATATCTATATATGTCTTTCCTAGCCCCCCCTAGGAGTATGGATTTTATTCTGAAATACCCTGTTTTCTCTATTACATTGTCTTTATTATTTACTGAACAAGTGTTCAATACTAATAAAGTATATTTCAGTTATCACCTCTTGCTAGCTTGAATGTATACCCTTTATCCTTATATCTGTCTACACCCTTAGAGGTACCTTTAGGGCTGTGCCTATCTTCAGTTACCATCACACCTCCGATATTGGACGTATAGAATCCATACAGGGACTCCATAGACTCCTCTAGCCATTCTTCGGTTAGTTCATTAATACCTTCATCAGCATCTACGCCCATGAAGTCCACAAGGTATTTAACTCCGATTGCCAAAGCATCCAGACGGTCATCATGAATAAGGGCACCCCTATCAACAGTGATACGAGTGAGCTGATAGAAACAAGCATATTTGTAGTCAGATTCAGGTACGGTAGAGTAGTCATTCCTGATACACTCAGGAGTGACACACATTTTATGGTTTGAGATTACAGGTTCAAGAGTATCAATGATACGCAGTTCTTTTTGTCCTGTGGATTTGACTTCAGTAACCCCGCAGTTACTATAGGTTTTCTTTAGTACAGGTTCAAATAGTTTGATGTACATCCCGTCACCAAAATTACCCTCAATGACTACTTCATTGACTTTGTACTTCTTAGCTACCTTAGCGAGCTTATTGAGGACTACATCAGAATAACCTCCCAATAGACCGCCTACTTCCATGACGTAGATGTAGCCGTTAAGGTAATACAAGATTGCATAACCAGTTTCGTCTTTCGATTCTATGAAATTTCAACAGCTTTCCACCCCTTATGGTGCTTACGAGTTCCCTTAGCTACCTTACGAAGGTTCTGAGGGGTAAGCTCATGTTCTCTACAGAACTCTACAAGAGATTCTGGGGTGTAGTTGTTACCATTGGGGTCTGTAATAAGATAACGCTTACCAGTACCGTAGTTATGAGGGGTATCCCCCTTCTTAAACCTAGTATCAAAGCAATCTCTACATACAGTACCCGTTCTACGTTTAGGCATATACTTGTTGCAAACGGAGCATCTAACGGTAGCTACGTCACCTCCTGCCCTGCTGTTCCAACCCATGTTTAGCTCAGGTCTCAACACATATTCCATGTTAAGAGCTTCAGCTTTAGGGAGCATCTTAATTAGAGAGATCTCAACATTTTCTTTACCAAGGTTCCTAAGGATTTCTCCTACAGGACGCTTTGAGCAGAAGTGCTGTGAGAGTCTATAATTCAAAGATCTTCTAGTAATGCCAACATATCCACTTGCTAGGTCATTATTACCTTTTTCGTGAATATGGTAAACTTTGTACAAACGGGTTTTAGCTCTAAAGTTGTTGATTTTCATATTTATGTTTAGTAGTTGTTAATTACTTTCTTATGGTCGCCCATAAGTCCAGACTATATCTTTTTCACCCCTGTTTCCCACTAACACTCAGCGGTACATAATAGTCGTTACACCTTCCTAAATTAGGCTTGGCTCGGTATTATCTCTTAGAGACGTTCACCGAATTTAAGGGTTTTATTTAATGACGAGGCAAGACAGTTCACCACGTCCCGAAGGGTCAACACATAGAATTTTATGTGTATATGGCACAACCTCATTAGAGGCTGCATGATAGTAGAAGTAAGAATCTCCCTTAAGGCCCATCGTAGGACACTCATCAACTGGAACCCTCTTAGAAGGCTCAGGGAGCCACGTGAGCTTCATTGGAGCCTCGTCTAAGGGGAACATACCTACGATGAGGTCACGAAGCCGTAGAGGGTATTTATCGGCGTCTGAGAGGGTCGTGTCAAGCATGAACTGCAGAGCGAAGCCTGCCTTACGATAAGATAGTTCACGCTTCTGTAGATCTTCTTCAGAGAACCTAAGGGGGTCTGTAGGCTTACCTGCCCAACGCTTAGGATCCTTGTCGTACTTGTCAGCAATGATAGAGGCCAATCTATCGCCATAGGAGGCTCTATGAGAGTCATCATAGGGATACCTAGCGGGATAGATTACAGCCGTGTATCCGCGCTCCTGTAGCTCGTTATAGAGGCTCATTTCATTCTGGGGGGTGCCCAGATAGATGATCTTTTTACCTTCACCAGGCTTTAGGACAGCGTCGAACTCTTTGACGAGCTCGAACAACTGGTCTCTAAGAACCTGAGTGAAGGAATTAGATGGAACTTCCACCTTTATGTTAAGGTAAGGTCGTTAGTCTTACCCCATCGTCTTTTATTTGAGTCTACTGCGTTTTCAGTAGCAGTAACAAACTTACAATGATCCCTAGAGTAGAGTCCACAGTTGCCCTTCTTGATGTCCTTATCAAGGTGCATGCTAGAGTCCTTTTCCCATTCTTCATAGCCTTCTACCTCGTGAATAGTATTCAAGAAGGTAGTAAAGTTATGCCACCTAGGATCTACCTTACAGCCTACATAGCTAGTTTTGTAGTTACCATAAGCTCTCTTAAGCATGTTAGCCCACAGGTCATAGATCTTGCGGATGATGCTATTAGAGCCTCTAGCAGGGATTCTAATAGGAGACCCAATGAACCCTACACCATAGGCCGTAGGTTCCATAAAGTCTTCAAACTTACCTGCCTTAATGTTGCAGGTCTGAACATCAATGACTGTACCTGTCTTGACAAACTGAATGACAGCCCTAGGATGCTTAACTTTACCATTAGGAAGTTTCTGCTTCTTAGTTCTAGACAGGATCTTAATAAGACCCTTAGGAGTTTCGTAAGTTTTGTTAATTTCGTACATAGTTATGTTCCTTATAATTGACGATGCTTCATATCTCTATGAAGACCAGACTATATCTTATACCAAAAGGTATCCCCATTTTTCGAGTCACTTGACCCTACATAATAGTCGTTACACCTGCTAAATAGCTCGGCTCGGTATTGTCTTTCCTAGTTAGGACTGAGTTCCACCGAATTTAAGGGGTTTAAAGACGACATGGTTAAAGTTTATCGTCTGCGACAATGATGTCTGCACGGGAACCTGTTAGCTGGCCCTTAATACCCACAGACTTAACTGAAGGTGAGTGGTCTGGCAGGGCAGGGCCTACATCAAAAAGGTTCTGAGTATCTCTTTGACCTTCTCTAGCCTTTAGGTGGCTCAGAAAGGGCAATTCATTGATGATCTTCTTAATAAACGTAGCATTAGCGTCTGCTCGTTCTTTGTTGGCAGACACTACCATGATCTTAGTCTGTGGATCCCTCCAGAGACTCCAGACAACGTATGCACACGTAATAAAGGATTTAGCTACACCACGGAAACCCATTAGGATCATGCGGTCACTAGGGGGGTTCTGTAGTAGCTTAGCAATGTCTACCTGCAACGTGGTAGGAGAAGGCAACCCGATAGATTTCCAAACCAAAGAGGTAAATAGTGGGAAGTTCTCATAGTAGGGGAGTAGAGCTTTAGCCTCTTTCTCAGTTAACACTCATGTCTCCCCTATAGGAATTCTCGAAGTTCTCCTTAGTAGCCTTCAGGAGCTTACTAAGTGCATTCTCTTCACCCTCCCCAGCCTTAGGGACACAGTCAATGCCATTACGTTCAAGTTCCTTAATGATTGCATTATAGAGCTGTGGAGACCTCTTATCGGGGTTCCTAAGGTCATTAAGCATGTTCTGAAGCATCTCCTCATGGATGTTCCCTAGGAGGCTCTCAAGTCCTTTATAGTCCATTGTTCTTTTCCTTTCTTCTCTTTTCTAACCAAGGTTCTACCCAATGTTTTTTAATCATTGTGCAGATACCTACAAAAGTATAGATAATTGTGATGACGTACACCCAATCGCTAAGAGGTAACCCGAGAATCACAGCACTGGATACTGCCAATGAAGGAGCTACCTGTGCTATGTTCTCTGCTAGGTTACCCGACTCCTCATCAAGGGCGCTCATTCCTCAAAGAACTGCTCAAAGTTAGCTTTCTTGAACCCAGTGCCCTTTAGGAGCTTACCGTCTTCCCTGAATTGAGGGTTGTAGTTGCCTTCACTGTCATAGAACTTACTGGAGTATTCCTTAAGCAATTCATTCATACCTGCTTCAAGGTCGTAACCACAAGCATTAGCATACTGGATACAAACCCAGATAAGATCACACAGTTCCTTCATTTCGTTAGGGGTACCACTACGCTCCTTAAGAAATTCCTTGAACTCTTCAGCAATACACTTGCTATACAGGATTGTGCAATCCTTGTACAGTTGGGAGTCCTTCACTTGGTCATTTCTACAGTGCGTCTTCAGAAACCAGTTCGAAAGTTCCTTCTGGAGATTTCCGATAAGCTCTTTGGGTTTAGCTTCCATAGTATTCTTCATTTTATTCTTTATCCTCTTTTACATACTCTTTCGTTCATTAATTTCAGCCATCTTGGCATCGTTCATTCGGGAGTTACCGTTGATGTTAGAGTACCCCAAATAACCACAGACACGGGAAATGACAGACAGGTTACTAGAGCCACAATAGGGGCACGTATTACCCACATTAAAGCTATGTTGGTGACAATCCTCACAGTAAGCCGCATCAAAGTTCACACCCTGATAGAACCCATGAGCCATGCCTCGAAGGATCGTGCTCGTGAGAGCCAGCTTATTCTCTGGGTTGTCAATACGGACATACTGGATGTGTCCACCCTCGATAAGATGGAAAAGCTCAAACTCAAGATCCTGCTTTTCAAAAGGGGTAATGTCAGCAGACACATGGATATGGAAGGAATTGGTGAAGTAGGCTTTACCTTCAAATTCATCCTTAAGGTTATTCTTTGCACAATACTCATGGTACTGAGTCATCTGAGTACCACAAAGGGACTCTGCAGGGGTACCATAGAGTGCATAGAGATATCCGTCTTCCTTCTTAAACTTCTGCACTGCATCATAGATGAACTTAACGACATCCTTAGCCGCCTTCTGTCCCTCAGGGGTCTGAAGATCCTTACCCCCAGTAAAGAGGATAGCAAACTCATTCAAGGCAGAGATACCAAAAGATGCTGTCATATACTTGGTAAGCTCACCTACCTCATCTTCAGGCTTAAGAAAGCCCTTATAGAAACCTCCCTGACAGAATGCCATAGGATTCGTGCTAGCCTTAGCATGCTTAATCATATCATAGCGACGCTTAAGGAATCCTCGAATCTGTTCAAGGTTCACCATAAGCTCTTCCCAGAAGTTACCCTTAGATGCCTTATAGATCAACGGAAGGTTGAGAGACACCGCACCAATGTTGCATCGCCCAACAGACACATACTCGTTAGTCTCAGGATCCTTCCAAGGAGTGAGGTACGCCCTGCAACCCATCGGATGGATCACACACTGCTTATTAGACGCTCTGTAGGTTTCAGACACAGTGCCATTAGGAGCGTTAATAGCCAGAAAATCAGGGTACATACACTTACTGGAACATTCAACAGCCTTCTCGAACACGTTAGCGTGCTCATCACTGCCGTGTTGTTCCCAATCATAGAGATACACGAGCTTAGGGAACACAACCTGTTTACCCCCATGGCCTTTCATGCGGGTATCAAGGATGGTCTCACAAATCACCTCAAGAAACTCCTTGTCATCCTCAGGGAGATCGTTGCTCCACTCACCAAAGGTAAGCGTAGTGAACGCAAAGTCACCACGAGAACACGGAACAGTATTGAGCTTCAGTTCAAGAGACTGGAAGCCTTGCCCAAGCTCACGCTTGAGATCTTGAATAGCCATTGCACATGCTTCATCGAATTCCATATTGCACTGGTCAAAGTATTTCTTAAACGCATGGTCATACGTTTTCTTAGCATACGGGAGGAGCGTCTTGTCAATCTGAGGGATAGTGAACCCACCGAACTGCTGTGCAGTAGCTACAAGGGTGATGTCACCGATCACCTGAAGGGCACTAAGGACACTCGTAGGCTCCGTATAGGTGACATTGGACATGCTAAAGCCACCCTTAAGAACAGTAGCCATGTCAAAGAGACAGCAGTTGATGGATCCAAAGATCATGTCTCGAAGGTCATGGATGTAATACTTACCGACCTTAGTAGCCTCTTTCTCTTCCTTAGTGAGGTAGAATTGCTTATACAACTGCTTAGTCAGATAGCCCTTGATAAGTGAACCTTTTGTAGACACAAGGGAACTATCGAAGTTGGCGTTTTCCTTGTCTCCCAAAAGGAGAACAGTGTCAGCCTCATTCTTAACAGCTTCGAAAGCCTTAGCGTAGGTGTTCTTATAGTCTCTGAACTCCTTATAAGATTCTCCGATCTTCGGCACATACTTACAAAGAGCTTCAATGACAATAGAGTGAATCTTATCAGTAGGAACCTCGTCATAGTTGCTGTAGGCAAGGCTCTCGATATAACCCCTAATCTTACCAATGTCATGCTCAGAGTACGTAGCGTTAGCCCTCTGGGCGGCCTTATGAATAGCTACTTCAATCTTATCCCAGTCCCAGCCTTCATTGGTACCATCTTTCTTAATTACTTCCAGTTCCATTTAATCCTCTTACTTATTCTTCCAAGTGTCGACTACAATGGCGGGCTTACTAGCTTCATCAAGCTGTAGTCTAGCCTCAATTCCTTCATAGAAGACCATATTGGCAATAGTGTTAAACATAAAATCTGCAGACCTCTTAGCAATAACAGAGCCGTGATTATCTACTCTGAGATAGGATCTAGCAGGAGTAATAATACCAGAGGCAGGGATACTACCAAAGGTAATGGTGCAAGACATCTTGTCTCGCTCTGCAAGGACTACACCGTCCTTATTAAGGGTGATGACATTACCCACGTTGGTAAAGGCTTGCGTAGCAATAACCTCAGTGCCATTCTTTTTTAGCGTAAGAGTAGCATTGGTACCCTCAGGAAGCCCAGAGAAACCAACTCTAACGGTGACGTCATATGCCTCATTGGCAGGGGACACCCAATTAAAACTGTTGGCGCTATCAGAACAGTTGTTAATGTCCTGAACAATGTACTCCCAAGGGAGATCAAAGGATGCCTTGTTGAGGTCTACGAGATCAACCTCAGTAGACCATACGGATGCAACCTGATGAGCATACTCATTGAGGGTGCTAAGGCTTACTCTGATGTCATGGTGAGCCTCAGGGTCGTTATTATGCTTGTCGACAGTAACAGTATCAGCAGAAGGCACCTCCGAAGAATTGGCATTAGCGAACTGCTTAACTGCAACAATCTCCTGAGGAGTAAGCTGTGACGGAGTATTACCCATCAGCTTAGTTGCAACATTGTCATCCTCGCTGTACACGAGGGTGTCGAAGGTAACCGTAGGGATCACAGGCTTTGTCGTATAGAAGCCCTTTCTAGCTTCATACTCACAGGCACCTACATTACCATCCCAATAAACTTGAATATTCATAATTACTTAGTGATAGGGAACAGTTGGCCAAGACCAAAATTAGTATTGAAGATCTCGGCAGTTACATTAATGTACACCTTAAAGGTTCTTGTCTTAGTAGCAGACGACTCATCCATATTGATGGTTCTAAACTTCAGCGCATTACTCTTAATCTTTCCCGTAGTATCCGGAACAAGACAAGCCATAACACCATTTCCCTCATTATCTACTCCACAAATAACATTAACAGACTTAAGGAAAACATACTGATCGTCCCCACAGAGTCCCTTAAGGGAGACCACATGATCCGTCTGACCGAAGCCTCCTACGGAGCCACTTCATCGTGGAGGGAGCACTGGGCATCAGTCGAGTATCAACGAACTCAGGGAGTACCTGCTTTTCACAGCAACACTTAAGCTCAGCCTGAAGAGCAGACACTACGTTCTGATTACCACCACCGAAGAGGCCACCAAGGAGACCATTGCCGTTATTAGAGCTATTGAGGACACCGAGAGCAAGACCTGCGATACCAACCCGCACCTGCAACACCCTTAGAAGCAAATTCAGCCATAATATATCCCTTTCTAGTCATGTAGACTATTATTAATAGTTAGTAACTTAGATAAAGAAAACTAAGGTACTCATAGTTACCGAAAGAATACCTTAGTGTTACTTAAATACCTACTTTAGCGAGGCCAATTGATCATTCATTCTTCTTAGCACTCAAGAACTGAGGCTCAACAGGCCATTGGACATTCTTAGGGAATCCTGATTGCTCAGGGATGTCTCTAAGAGCCTGACGATACACCTTTACAGCTTCGAGGTCTTCAGGAGAGATTGGGTAGTCAGGGGTAACTAAATAATCAGTACATGAAAGTAATCCATTTCTACGCATACGAACTTCATAAGCAACTTTTTCTAAAAGCGGTTCAGGTACTCGTTTAACCTCATAATAATCAGGATGAGAGTCGTCAATAAACGCCCCATTTGCATTACACCAATCAATTACTACTTGGAATTTTTCACGAGTATTAGGAAGATCTACTTTAATAGGTTTACCTTCTGGATCAAAGGTATAGTCGTCTACTAAAGGCTTATTTACTCTAACCCCTATCAATTTCTAGCACCTTCTACTGTAATGAAGAAAATAGTTGCCCAGATATCACCAGTGGTAATTGATCCGTGGTTCCACCATCCTACGTTTGCGTGTGTTGAGGTAACGTCGTCAAACCCAAAATTAACCTCTGCATACCCTGATGGCATATTAGTTCGTATGATTGGAACGATGTTACGTGACCCGTTCTTAGGAGGTTGAAAGTTAAAAACTTTACTTCCCCCTGAATTAGGGCTAAGAACACCAATATGTTCTACGTACCAAGATGACAGGGTGGGTACTCTAAGTTCATTAAACGAAAGTGCTCCATTTTGGATTACTAAAATGTCGTTTAGTCCTGATGCCATAGAGCAAGCACCTTCCCAGCCAGGAACGTTATAATCATTATCATATAGTTTTACTACAGCACCTGTATTCCACTCATTGCCCCCACAAATCTCTAATAGATTTGAATTAGGGATTCGTTGGATACGAGAGACACCCCCAAAATGCAATTGGCCACTAATATTTCCACCACTCAACGGCAGGCACGTACCCTTATCTTCCTTACCCGCAAGCCCCTCAGTCAACTCAGTGTTAACCTTAGCAACCTCATTATCAACATACTCCTTGGGGGCAAGTGGGTAATTCTTTCCTGCTGTACCACTCATGCCCACAAGGGTCTTCTTTTCTTTATCCCATACGATCTGACCTTCATGACCTTCATAGGCATTAATCTGTGCAGTCGTACCTGTAATTTGTTTTCTTTCTTTAATAGCCATATTAAGAACCTAAATCTCCATAATCAATATAACCGTTGAAGGTAGCAACATCAAGTTTAGCATTCAGCTTTGCCGTCAAATCAGTGATCTGTGCAGACGTATGAGTATGACTCATAGGAGCCTTACTGGCAAGACCAGTCTGAAGCTCATTCTTAGTAGCAAGACCACTAAGATCTTGCGCAGGAGGAGTACCAGTGATCTCACTATACGCAATGCTGTCCTTAGATGCAAGGGCACCAAGCGTAGGCTTGTTCAGAATGAATGCCTTAGACGTACTGTCAGTCTCAGCCCAGTCAGAGTTAATCCGACCACTAGTGGCTTGATCGGCATAACCCTTAGCGAGATCAGCCTGCTTCTTAGCTTCAACCTCAGAAGCCTTAGCGTGCGTCTCAGCAGTAATCGCCGCAGTCTTAGACAGAGCCGCATTATCCTCAGAGAGCTTAGCCGCCTTAGCACTATTGCTAGCCGCAGTAGCCTGAGCAGTAGAGGTGTTTGCACTATTAGCCGCATTGGTGGCACTAGCCTTAGCGTTAGTTTCAGACTCCTTAGCGTTCCTCTCAGAAACCTTAGCTTCCTCAGCCTTTTGGGTAGCGATTACGGCATTCTCATAGACATTCCTCTCAGAGGTTTCGACATTGGTTTGAATCTGTCGAGCCTCTTCAATGATTGCCTGATTTTCTACCTTTACGGTGTCAGCATGCTTAGCCGCAGATACCGCAGTACCTGCAGAAGCCTTAGCGTTTACTTCAGACTCCTTAGCATTAACTTCAGAAGCCTTGGCATTCCTCTTAGAGACCTTAGCGGCGTCCCTAGCGGCCTCAGCATCTAGCTTAGCCTGATAGGCACCCTTAGCATCATCTTTGTAGAACTTAAGGGTGATCGCATCGTTGTCATCAATAGGATCCCCAACGTTGACAATACGCTTACCCTTAGCATCCCAATTGCCTTCCTTGTCTACAATGAGTGCGTCATTGATGATGTCTCTACCTTCTTCAGCAATATGAATAGTCTGAATGGTAGACACATCAAGGTCTTTAGCCTTGAGTACCGAAGCGTCCTTAAAGGACACAATACGGTCAGTAGCAGACGTATATCTGCGAATAATGATTTCAGTACCACTAGCTGGAGCTGTATTGAATCTAATGGTAGTCTTATCTACAAAGAAGTAGTCTTTAGTGGTGTCACCGTAGTCACCCCCGAGTTTCTCTCGGGAGTCTACGGTGACCTTCACAAACTTCTTTGCTAGATAATCAAAGGGCACACTGAAGTCTGTAGTAGACCCATTGCCCTGATAGTTAGCAATAGTAGAAGCCATTTAGTTAATTATCTTCTTGATCTGTAATGTAGTTAATCAAAGATTGCTGAATAAAGGGTGCATTCGGAGTAACAGCTTTCAAACTTCTACCGAAAGACTTTGCATATCTCTCTCTATCACCTTCTGTATAGTCATCTTCATTGAGGATCCCTGCATTAAACAGGTTTCTAGTGTCCGCCTGAAGGTTATAGAGACCAGTAATAGTTTGAGCCGCAGGAATGTTTGCAAGCAAGCTATTGAAATTCAAGTGCTCAGCTTCTTCATCTAGGATATAGCCTTGATCGGCAGTGGACTTAATGCCAGTATTAAACCCTGCAAGAGAAGCAAGCATTGCAGGCATAGCTAGAATACTAGACCTACTCATGCCGTTAATACCCACATTTAAGATAGTAGTCCAATCTGCATCTCTTAAATCAGAGACACCAAACACTCTTGTAAAGTATCTTTCTCTCTGTTCATCATTCATACCCGAAGCAGTAGCAAAGGTCTGACCAAGAGTAGACAACGTGCCAAGAGCACCAGAGATAAGCCAAGTCATAGCTTGACCTGCGGCATCCCCCTCTTCAAACCTAAGTGCGCTCTTAGCTAGTCTCTTGTTATAAGACCTAATAGCAAAGCTCTTAAACTGAGTGAGCAAACCAAGAATTGGGGAATTCTTAGAACCTCTCCACATATAGGCATCAGTTAGGCTCTGTCTCTGGATAACCTCAGAGGCAACATAATCACCCAGTCTATGCATGATGGTCATGCTCTTTACATCATTTGCAATAATCGAGTCGTATACATCAGGCTTTACTCTGATCCTACCAAATTTGTCGATCTCAGTAGCCTCCTTAAAAGCCCTAGTGAAATCAGCAAAGTCCTTAGGATTGATATTGAGCCTATTAAGAGTCTTGCCATCTAAGAAGGCAACCTTCCCCTTAATGCCATGAGCGTGTCTTGCAAACTGCCCAATAAAGATGTCTTGAGCTGTCGACACAATGGTTTCTTGGGACTTATTGAGGTACTTAGTAAAAGGCGAATTAGTAGCCAACCACTGAGTGCCCGCAACCAATCTAGCCTTATACTTATCGCCACCAAACTTATCTAGGTTTCTATCGTAGATCTCAGTCCAAGCTCCTCTTACTCTAACCTCCTTACCGAAGGCCATGTCTCGGAACTCATCCCTTTCCTGCTTAGTCATACCACCCTTAGACCAATCCTTGATCTTGTCAGGCATACCCGGAATAGACTTAAAGAAGAAGGAAGCACCAAACTCTTTAATACCCTCAGCAATCTCAAAGTGGTTTAGGACACCCATAAAGGCATTGTGAGTGAAGAGTGTGAAGTACCTAAGAGCGTCTGCAACTGCATTACCCCAAGAAGAAGCATCTTCATTGTCCATGCCTGATCTACCGTAGTAGTCCGATAGGTAAGCCCTAAAAGCCTTAGCCTGAAGATCTCGCTCGTCAACAGAGGTCTCCTTAAGGTACTCCCCTAGTTGCTTATCCATGATGTCGGAGAACTCCTTGAAGCTCTTAACACCAAAGGCATCATTGAGGCCCATGTCACCAGATATACGCATGTTGTATCCGTTCATGGTTTCTACAATGTTTGTCTGAAGCCTACTAACAGAGAACCCATCATTATCTTTAATAGTGAATTTCCAAGGGGTTCGTTCGTGTTGGTAGTTGTGGGGCATACCTTCACCCTTAGGATCATTCATAAGACCTTTTTTGATTGCCTCAGCCTGATCAACATAGCCCAAGGAATCCTCCCAAGCCTTCTTTTTAACCCAAGCAGTAAAATCCTCCTGGTCGGTGGACACCTTAACCTTGGTACCTTTAGCGGGAGTGTCCTTAGCCTTAGCCGCTAGTTCTTCTTCATATCTAGCCCTAAGTAGCTTGGTATACTCAGGATCCTCAAGAGTCCTAAGGAGGAGCTTATAGACACGTGCCCGTGCTTTATTTACTCTCTCCCCATAGGAGCCTGTAAATGTGTTGAGGAAGTCAGACACCTTGTTCTTGCTAAGCCAGTGGCTTTCGAACTTGTCATTAGACACAGCAGACCTAGCTAAGGGTTTACCATATTCGATATCGCCAGTTGCCTTAAGTTTCCTCATAGCATCCGTCTCACCAATCATACCCCTAGATTGAGCCATGTCACCCCACTTACCGTAGAATGCACCCATTCGCTCAACGATCTCTTCAAACAGTTCATTACCGTCAAGATCAGTTTTATAACCGTCTCTTCGTCTACGAATCATTTCATCAAGATCGTCACGATCCATTCTGGTAGAATCAAGAAGTTTGAGGATGTCGTCTGATACGATGTCTACATCTCGCTCACCATTCTTTCTATAGAAGTCTCTAGCTTCCTCAGCTGTACGAGTAGTATCAGCATTATTGAATTGCTTGAAAGTAGTTCTATCGCCTCTCTCAGTCTTACCTAGGGAGTCCCAAATCTTCCTGACAGCTTTACCCGCACTAGTCTCAGTTTTTACTTTATCAATGGCGCCTTGAACAGTAATTGTAGGGAGTTTCCCCTCAAGGTTCTTAAGAGCACTATTGAATGCCTTATGAATCTGTGTCTTCTCAATAGCCTCAGGAATGCCAGTCTTCTTAAAGACGCCCTTGGCACCTGAGGCAATCTTTTCAGAGTACATTCTGGCACGCCTAGACGCATCCCCTAGCTTAGTAGCGTCATCCTTAAACTTAGTTGCTCTAGCGATTCCCTCAATGGATGCACCAAAAGCCATGCCTGTGGCCATATCCATAAGAGCATCATTGTCATCACCAGAGGAATAGTTATTGAGCTGTCCAGATGCAACACCCATTACGGCGCCGTATCCAATCCTACCAATAGCGCTACTAGAGCCAAAAACAGGCAATGCGGTAAGAGGATCACCAAACATAGCACCAGTGCCAGATACAAGATTGTTCCAAAGGCCTGCTTGTCCCTGAGCATCTCTATACTCCTGTACACTTTTAATTACTTCGAGGTTACTCTTAAAGTCCTCACTGGAGGATGCACCCTTGAGGACTGCTCTATATCTATCTAGATTATAGCCAAGTTGCTTAAGAGCATCCCAACGCTCTTCATCAGTTGGGACATAGGTGTTTTTGGCAAGGCCCTCCTCATATCCGTAAGCCTTTCTAATCTCTACGGAACCCCACTCATTAGTAAGACCCCCTACAAAACCAACTTCAGGCTTTGGCTTCTTATGTGCTTCTTCATATTCCTTTTCTTCAGCACCTGTGAGGCCTCTAGCGACGACAAACTTATCTGTAAAATAAAGACCGGGGTTAACAGTGTTCCACCCCAGATCTTCGGGAGAAGCATCTGGAAAGATAGGCATTAGTCCTCCTTATTAAGGTATTCTGTATAACCCTTGACATTATGAACAGCCTTTCTGACTAGCTTATCTACAACACCAATAGGCTCAACCTTAGTTCTAGATTGTTTATCAATATACTTCATAAAGCCCTCATGAATACTCTTTCTATCCCACCTAGCCAAGAGGGCACGGGTGTCTGCATCAACAACTTCAAAAGAATCAGTCATAGGGTTGTACCCCTTAATGACACCTTCTTTTGCATCCTTCTTAAGGGTTTTGATTTTATTGGTTACTTCTTCCTCAAACCAGTCCTTAGTCGCCTCAGGCCTAACACCTTTAATCATAAAGAGCTTTGCAGGGATCCTAGAGTCATCAATTGAAATTGTTTCTTTGTCAAGATCCTCTCTTGCTCTATCCATAGCATCCTTTCTGGACATACCAACATTCATGTAAGCATAAGTCCTATTAACCATGTATCCCTGAGAGTACAAATCACCCTTAGCATCCTTGGCTAGATTGTCATAGATCCTCTGTTGCTCCTGTCGACCTTCTCTAGTTTCACCCATCTTCTTCTGTTGCTTAAGAGCACTAACACACTGATTATAGGTCATCCCAAGTTGGTTTGCGTTCATCATTGCAAGGAGAACGTCCATATCATAGGAACCCATACCACCAAAGGCCGTAGCAAACTGCTTAGGGTTAGCCACATAAAAGCTATACATCTTGTCAAGGTAAGTGGGCTTTTCGATGCTAGCGGCATTGGAGTTTTCAAGGGATAGAATATCTGCCTTAATAGCTCTAACCACATTGTTGCCTACCTTACTAAGGTAACTAGATGCAGGGTTATAGCCACCAGTTGGATTACAGGCCATCTCTAGAATGTCGTTCTCAGTAATCCTTCCATCCTGAACAGCAAACAGGAACTCTCTGTCAATATGCTCTTTAGTAGTCCCTACGACATTCTCAGGATTAGTCGGAAGACCCCTAAGCAAGGACTCATTGTAGTAATTAGCATTGAGTGTTCTACCTTCTTCCTTAAGGGCATCAATTGAGTTAGCTGTGTTCTTAGCAATCAAGGCTCTCTGTTGATCTCTAGCACTTTGTAGGGATCTAGTAAGGTACTCTACTTCAGCACTTACAACACCGCCCGCCCTATCTTTTGCAAGAGTCAGCTCCTGCTCAATAGAGCTCGTATCGCCATTAGCTACCCAATTGTCAACCTTGAGAGCCTGAGAAGTCCAATATTCAGCATCAGCCTTCCATGCGGCATTGCTTGCAGTCTTGAGGGCCTTATCCCAAGCAACAGCACCTACCATATCCCTTACAGAACTCTTACCATCTAGGAAGTAAGGCTTCCAGTTCTCTAACTGCTGTAGGATATAGACACCATCCTCTCTACCTGCAATGTCCTCAAGAAGCCCAGAGACCATAGTTGCTTTATCTGCAGGGGAATAGTGGGCTAGCTTTGGATTCTTTTCACCATCAAAGACATCGAGGACAGTCCCAACAACGTATGCCGCATTCTTAGATGGGTCGTTAACAGCACCTCTAACATCAGCCAAATCAACAAGTTTAGCCTGTTCCACAGACCACTTGTTATTAGACTGGATGTTCTGCAATAGAATCTTCTGTCTACTTTCAGGACTATCTGCATAGAAACCCTTAGAGAACCAAGAGTCTTCATTAATGTCGTACCCAAAGGAGTCTCTAACATCCTCCATGGCCTTACGGACATGTTTGAAATACTCTGCGTCGACTTCTTCAGGTGACTTTCCGTTAAACTCGTTTCTGTTTACTCTATCTTGGAAATCCTGTTCTGCAAGACTAAAAGCCAACTTACCATGCTGGTACTTAAGTCTAGACATAGAGACAGGGTCATACTGGAAGGGAATGTTGTTGTTCTTAATATCCTCTTGGTACTCCTCAAGAGAGTGAGTACGGAGATACTCATCGGCTTGCTTAAAAGCCTTTTCCTTATAGGCGTCTGCTACAGTACCTAGCTTTTTAAAACCTTCAGCAACAGTAGACAGCCAATCAACTTCTTCCTGAGGGGGCTTAAGGCGATCCTTAATGTTAACCTGAACACCCTTAGCTTCCCCTAGTTTAGTCATGCCCTGACTAAAGTAATTCCAATTATAAAACCCTTGCTTAGCAGAGGAAGCCCCTGCACTATTCTTATAAGCCATTAGTAAAAGTAACCTCCTCGTTCTCTAGGTAGTACATTAGAATTATAATAATTAGACCACTGCTGAATGAAGTCTACATAGGGCTTATACTGTTGGTAATTAGCCATTACGTTACCAAGGATGTTACCACCAGTATTGGATGCAATGGTCGCACTAGAGGACGCTCCGCTCATACCAGTAGATGCAAGTAGACCTGCGCCACCAAGACCTGCCAGTGTCCCTGAGGACAGACCCGTAGAAGCGGCAGTAGTAGCACCACCAGCAACTACGCTATTAGCCGCGAGACCATAAGAAGACAGGAAGCCAGAACCTAGAGAGGTGCTAACAGCCCCTGCACCACCGATGCCTGCAGAAGCACCCGTAGCAGTAGAAGCCGCGGCTGAAGAAGCGGCACCCCCAAGTGCACCACCAACGGCACTACCAATACCTGCAGTAGCGGCACCCAAAGCGGCACCTGTAGTAACACCTTGGAAGAGTTGTGCATACAGTTTAGAGCCCTTAATAAAGCTATTAGATAGGTTATCTCTAGCCTGCTCTACAGCGTTCTTAGTCTCGATGTAGAGAGCCTCCTTTTGAGATCTAACGTTCCACACATCAACCTCATAGGCTTCCTTTAGAGCAGTCTGCTGTCTAAGATTCGTGCCTCTAATAACCTGCCCAAGTTTATCTTGAGTCCTGCCTTCCACACCCGATTCAGCCTGAGCCGCCTCAACTTGTGACTGGTTTTGGAAAGCGCTCACCGACATGTTGAAAAGGTTGCCAACTGCAGAGTCATAAAGGGAGCGCTCTTGTCTATTCAGAGCGGCTTGATTGTAGTTGTAATTCAATTGCATGTAATACATCTGCTTCTTAAAAGCCTTAATCTGATTTCGATTAGTCTTTGAAGCACTGTATAGTGCACTACCACCACCAAATACTGCACCAACAGCGGCGCCTACTCCGATAACTACACCACTCATTCTTTAATCAATTCCTTTCTATTAGTTGTTAATAGCATCCACTCCGGAGTAAACTCTTTCTCGCATTCCCTTAGGTCAACCTTATCAGTCCTAAAGCACATCGTAATGTGCGTGTCTTCAAGCGCCCTAAAGGCTTGCCTACGGCCACCTTCAGCCTGAATGACGTTGTAACCCTTAAGCCTCCCTACAGTATTCCCTAGGGTAACATAACAATCCCCACTGACAATTACAGTAGTAGGGATTTTGATGTAAGCTCCAATAATAGCTACATCCTTAGGGATAAAACAGGTTCTGTAATACACCCCTTCATAAACAAAGTGTTCAATGGGGATCTCAACTTCATTACAGACACAACTCTCCATAGCATGAATTGCGATGTCACAAAGCATGTTATTCTGCTCAGGAGTTAAGGGTTTCAACTTCATACGCTACTATTCCTTCTAATGTAAAGACCTTCCCAACCACCTGAAATCAGGTTAATAGGTTGGACATTGTCGGAGCAGACAGTAATGACTACTTCATCATTATTGTCTTGAATCGGGAACTTAAACTTACCCGTGTAAATATTGTTAGCCCCCAAGATAGTCGGAGATTCACCAAGGCTCCTACCAGTAAACCTATACTTAAAATGCTTTTCCTTAATGTCGTTATCGACCTTGCATTCAAATACACCAGACTTACTATAGTTCAACCAGAAGTATCTAAGCTGTAGCCTACCTTCAATCTCAGAGATAATACCCCCAGTATCCGTATTCCTCTTAATGGACTGCTTAGAGAGAGTCACACAGAATTTGTAGGTAAGACCCACAAACACCTCAACACCCCTCATGTCCCCTTGGATCCTAAAGACACCATTGGAATCCCAATCAGTAACCTCAGTAACGTAACCGTCCTTAGTGACAATGAAATACTTATGATCCTTAGTAGACGGGATAGCACCGTAGATGTCATTAAGGGACACCTCAGTGTAATCCTCATAGTCACTGTACTTGTTGGACTTAGGGATTGTATACTTCTTCTTACGATCCATAAAGAGCCTAGTAGGCTCATCAGAGAAGTCAACAGCATTACCTGTCAACAATGCTTTCTCTAGATACAGCCCATTCGGAGAGTTGATAAGAAGATAAATCTCTGAGTCAACAAACTCCGCTAGAAGAACCTCAGAATTCTTGTTTGCAAATTCCCACTTGAACCAAGCCTGCTGTTCACTAGTGGCGTTAATAAGAATAAATTTATAACAGTATACGATATTAGGAGTAGTAGAAGAGATAGCCGTAACTACGTTCTCTGTGGTGTTCCCAGAGAGTCTAGTGATGCCCTTAGGAATGTACGTAGGCACATGTGCGGCTACGTCTTCAGCATCCTTAAGGTCAGCCACGTCCTGCAAGGAGTAGTAGCGCATCACAGAACAGTAGTTTACTCGATCATTCACAAAGAAAATCGAAGGGCCAATAGAGATAGGTTGAACATTCGTGTCATAGTCAAAGTTAGTGATCTGGTCACACTTGACACTCTTAGGAGTCATGACACCGTCACTAGACAACACAAACTGACCTTCACGAGAGAACAACATAAGCTCTCTAGCAAAGGGTACAGCATGAGTCAGAATGGCAACCTTATTAGAGGAAACCGAGACATCAATAGGGTCAGTGTCTGCAATAGCCGCAGAGGACTTAAACCAGAAATTAAAGAAGTCGTTGGTTGCACTAAGGATAATGGATTCATCAGAGATGACCCCTAGGCGATTACGATAGAAAAAGATGTCATTGATCTTCCTACCAATGAACGAAGGATCAGGGTTAGTGTCTTCATTACCAGAGCCTCTATCAACCCACGGGAGCTTCTTAAGGAGAAAACTTCCATCCCCCTGCCTAACAATAGCATGAGGCATATTCTTAGGGTTGATCTTAGTGGGAATCCTAGGTGCTACAGTTTCCTTCCACACCTTATGTTCGTCGTCCCACTTTACGTAGAAGTCGTCATCTTCGGAATTCTTTTCTCCAGACACCTGCATGATGTAATTCTCAGGTGCAATCGGAGGGAGCTTATTAACAGCCGTAACCTTACCCATGTAAGCAATAGCGTTCTGGTTACCAAAGCCATCCTTAACAAGGACATTAGGAGGATCCCACCCAGACTTAGCTTGGATCGTAATAACAGAGTCGCCAACTAGACCTACGTTATAGGAACTCATGCTTGCACTAGACCTAGAGTAACCCATAGACGCTCTACCGCCAATCTGATTCAACAGGTCATCATAGGTACCACCAACGTCAGGGTTACCTCCATCAGGTTTCTTACCAGTTTTAAGAAGTGTATACAAGGCTCTTGCAATAAAGGCAGTATTAGTCTGCACAGCCTGCTTAGCCTCACCACCATCAGGTGTAATAACACCACACATATACGCACCATCTACATAAATGGCGTAAGTCTTAGCATACTGGGCATTCTTGACGTACACCAGAGCAGTATCCTTTTTACCCGACGGGGACGTGCCTTCTACAGCACCGACCTCCTTCTCAGTGTTCAAGACAAAGGTGTAGTCAGCAACAGTAACTGCCTTTAGTTTTCCCTTAGGGTCACTAGTGGTAATGTACTGTTTTGACGCATCATCTTCAAACGTGCATTTCCTAGGCTCACCATTAAGATCAAAAATCTGGTATTCACCAGAGCCAAGCTGGAGAATGTACTTTTCATGTTCGTCTCTATTGATTACATGATACTTCTTCTTTGTAGCATCAACACGGTCAGACAAACGTTTGATTGCAAGAGTCGGAGGTCTCTTTTGGAGACCCTCAACTTCATTAGGAAACCCGTTGACAAGCTCAGTCACCTGATCGGGAAATCTGATGATGTCAGGTTGTTGAGAGACACCACCTTTAAATGAGTGAATGCTTTGAGATACTAGAGGCATGTTTAGCTCCTCTGAGTCTGCTGACTGATGAACTGGTCATCATTGAGGATGTTATAGTTACCATCCGTCAGCTCATAGTCTACAATGTCTGCATAAGCCGCACTCTCCTCTAGCTGAAGATGTGCATCGATGTCCGCAGAGGTAAGATACCTCATCTGAAAGACTCTACTGGCTCTAACAGTAATATACTTTCTGAAGACCTGAGGAAGCTCCTCAAAAGGGAGTTCCCTGACAAGTTCATCCAGAGTGATGCCTTCAGGGAACTCTAGAGCCCCTGAATCAAGATCATAAAAATAGCCTTCTCTACTCACGAACTTATAGCTAGTAGAGACAGCCCTTAGGAAGTCTCTACCATAAGCAACTTTGTTAGTAAAAGAGTCAGGCTTCAAGGTAACACTGGTGAGAGTGTTAAAGCTGTAACCCCTAGACTGGATCTCTTGACTGACAGCCTTAAGGATTCTTACAGCATTCAGCACATCCACATTAGCATCATCCTCAAGAGAATTAACAGGGCTAGAGCCTACGGATGACAAAATTTCATTTACTGCTTCAAGTTCAGTGCTAGGAGTTACAATCATTATTCTTCCTTGTTGTTATTCTTTTCGACGGTTCTTCGAGGCTTAACAGGCTTTGCAGTTGCACTAAGGAGACCCAGTTCCTGAGCCTCCTCGGGGGTAAGCTGATACCCCCACTTGTGCACCTGACAGAAGTAAGTAGTCTCGTAAGCCTTCTTTACTTCTTCAATGGTCATCTATTAAACCTGAGCAGTCTTAACGATAACACCAACGGCTTCGGGACGAAGACCGCCGTGACCCCAAACGGACATACTTGTCCGCTAGACTATCGCTTACCCCTTAGGGTTCTTTTCATTTAGTCGTTGCTTGTGCCAATAAAGGATCATCTCAGCATCATGTCTTTTAAGCCTAAGATGCGGGATGATTGCCTTTAATACTTTAGTAGCAGTTCCGTAGAACGATGCACCAAAGTTTAATTTAAACTCTTTAATATTTTCTTTCGTTGTCTTGTAGATCTTACCGCCGTACGTGCTTTGGATTAGTTCTACAGAACAAACATCAGATTTTTGTACATGAATCTTAAGCCAGTGTTCTCTACCGGAACACCTAAGATACCCATCACCATCAATATATCCTGCCAACCATGAAGGACTGGCATTCTTCTTATATCTAGTTGGCCCTGTATCAGCTCTAGATTCTTTAGCAAACTTCCTAAGCTCATCCACCTGCTCTTGGGTGAGATTAACTCCTGAAAGTTCTCTACGTTTATCAAGCATTCTTTGGAAATGCTTTCCTTTAATCACCATGTGTTTGATGATGTGCGGCAAGAACTTTTCTAAGTCATTCTTACTCGACACCCGCCAACACTTTTGATTCTTAACTTCTATATTGCGGATGCTCCCTACATCGTAGGCATCTCTTAGATCTTGAAGGAGCTTAAAGCCTCTCCCTCTATTGTCGATCTGAACAATTGAAAACTGTAGACATATACGAAAATGACCGTCTACAGTCTTATTAAAGTAAAAACTAAGGGCTCCGTCTGCATCTACGAACCCCGCAACATATTTATTTAGAGTTTCATTATAGTTACTCATCTCTGTATACACCTATACTGTTTTATGAGTTATTTGGCTTCAATCGGGTTGTCTAAAAAGAGTTTCCCGTTATTTAGAAAAGATTACGCGACAGGTTAGTTTATCGCGTACTTGGCAATGATCTGGTCAGCCTGATATTCAGCTCGACGAGCACGTTCCATAGCGAGATCCTTGAGCTTCACCGTACCAACAGCGGAACGATGGAAGACAATGCCCTGAAGACCCGCAGCCTGGATACTCGCACTAAGAGCGTGCTTGCCATCAATGCCCTCATTCAGAAGGTGCGGAACTTCAATGACTTCAAAACCGCAAATCGTCTGGAGCTTGCCCGTGTTCGGATCAAAGAGGGCATGATAGTTAGCCGCATCAGGCATAAGAGCCTTCATGACAGCAGAGTAGCCTTCAGGCGTGAGAAGGCAATAGCGGTCACCCTGCGGGACGTAGTTCTTCGTCATCTGAGCACGAGCCGCGAGGAGACCCTCAAGGATCTTATTGCCATACTTAGCTTCCTGCGAAATCTCAAGACCCGTAACAAACTCAAAGGCCTTACCCGTACCGGGAACCTTGTCAGTATCAGTATCATTGTCGGGAATGTTACCGTCCTTGAACTTAGCGTCCTTAGCGGCCTCATTGGCAAGCTCATTGATAATAGCACAGTCAGCGCCCATAGCGAGAGCTTCACCAAGCTGACGGGAGTATTCAACTCGAACGTCATAATGGTTCATCGCATCGTCGATATCCGTGATAAGGCAGTCAGCCGTAAGGAGACCGTCAATAGCGATGACACGCTCATTGTGTTCCATCTTCTTACGCTGGTCATCAAGGGAGTTACCCGGAGCAAGATACTTAGCACGGGTACGACCCATAACAGCGAACGAAGCACTCTTACCGTGCGAAATCGTTCGAACCTGATGACGAGACATCATAACGGAGGTGCGAGCAAAAGCAGTCAGAACTTCACCCGTGAAGACCTTCATAAAGAGTGCATCACGCTCGCCCGCAGAGAGAGCCTGACCAGGATTGGAAATACCAGTAACAGCCATTTTTAATTATTTTCCTTTTAAAGTATATAAGATTTGTTGTTATAGATAAAATTAAACACTAGTGGCCCACATTCTCTGTTCGACCTGTCGGGTGTATTCAGGATCCCTGCCATAGCGCTTATCGCTCATAGCCTCGATCACTTCAGATTTGTTTGCAAACCCCTTAGGACGATTCACAGGAGTGGCCGTACCGCCATGAATAGACTTATTAGCGGTACCCATCTTGGAAGTCATCTTAGACTTCATGCCTTCAAGCATGAGGGAGACAGCTTCCAGATTATTGTTGTCGATTGCTCTGTTAAAGGAGTCAATCGTCTTCTGAGGGAGATTCTTGGATGCCCAATCGACAATACGATTGTACTCCTTAGTACCCCCTACGGAATCATAAACAGCTTCAGTGAAGCGAGATTCAAGAGCCTTTCGACTCTCAATGAAACCCTCGATAACCTCAGAAGGATAGCCTGCCTTCTCAAGTTCAGCAACGGTTTCATCGGAGAGCTTGCCATGCTCCTGATATTCTCGGACAGCCTTATTGAAGTCAACACCCTTTTCCTTAAGGGAGGTCTTCACGGCATCAATAGCCTTTTCGTGCTTGTCTACTTCTTCTTGAAGATTCTCTTGATCTTCATTTTGATCATGAACAGCCACATCATCAGCGTGGCCTTCAGTTTCATTAGCTTGTTCTTCATTATGTTCTTCCCCCGACTTTTCGTTCTGAAGAAGGGGGTCTCCAATATCAGGGTCAACCTCAATCTGAGTCGTAGAAGACTCCATGATCTCAATACCCTGTGCTTCAGCCTCCTCAGTGAGAGACTGAGGTTCATTAAAGTCAGTCATTAGTTATCCTTTAGTTATTCAGGTGCTAGCTATGCTAGCTGTGTCTGCTGTGCTAGTGTCCTAGCTGTGCTAGTGTCCTAGCTGTGCTAGTGTTCTAGCTGTGCTAGTGCCCTAGCTGTGCTAGTGTTCTAGCTGTGCTTCATTGACAGCCATCTGTGCACCTGCGTCAATACCCTGTTGCTGGGCATACTGTTCCATAGCGGCCTGTTGTTCTGCCTGAAGTTCTTCAGGAGTCTTCACTAGACCCGTAGCATCAATATGAGCCGCCGCAAAAATCCTAGTAGCAAGATTACCAACGTTGAGAGCCTGTAGAAACTCAGGGAACTGTTGCATCAATTGCAAAGCCTGAGCTAGATTGTTAAGATCCTGTCCTCTACCAAGGGCATCAATACCCGTGATGATGGAGGGTTCAATCTCTGCAATACTCTCGTCAATCACAGGGAGCAACCCCTGAGATTGCATCTGATTGTAGACACAGGCAACGAGAGGAAGCTGTAGCTCCTGAGACAGGAGAGAATAGACACCACCTAGGGTATCCTCAAGTTCACCTGCAACGTACCTAATCTCTTCTGCGGTAACTCTGTCTCTACCCACAGCACCACTCTGGACTGCAGAGTTCAAGAGGAACGCATAAGACAAACGAGACTCAATCTGTTGAGCAGTAGTGAGTACCGTCTGCATGTCCATGCTCTTATTGAGTTGCATGGGAACAACGTCCTCCATACGACCCCTAACAAAGGCACCGTTCTCTGCCTTAGACAAAGCCCTGATGTTAGTCTGACAAGCAGGAGACACGAGATAGAGAACCTTAGAGGCAATCATGGAGATATCCACAATGCTCTTAGAGAGATTCTCAAGGGAGATAAGGTCGCCAAGGTAATCCTCAACAAAGGATCTACCGTAGTGTTCACCGTCCTTCTTATTGAATCTAAGGGGAATCCAAGGACTCTTGTTTGCAGGATAAGTCTGCTCACTACCCGCAACAGGTTCGCCTTCAATCTCCTGATAGGATTCCCACTGATAGGTGTCTCCGCTAGCCACACGGTAAATGTGAGTATAGATGTCTACCTTTTCGTTGATAGTCGGTTCACCAGAATCAGAGAGAACAGACTGCATGGAATCAGGAAGACTACCACGGGAAACAGTGTCCTTAGCGACAATCTGAAGGACATTGCCGATAGCGTCTCTCTGAACAGCGTACTCACGAAGAGTATAGCACCTCATGCCACCTTCAGCAGGAGGAAGGAACAGAAGTGCATTGCCTGCAATGATAAGTTGCTTAATGGCTTCAAAAAGAGTCGGCCTAAGAGACTGAGACTCCATGTACTTAATCATCTGTTGTTCCATCATGGACAAACCGTATTCGATATTGTCCTTCAGCTGGTCATCAGCAGACTCATTAAGAGCTACAGTCGACTCCGCGTCCAACCCCAGTCTAAAGAAAGGTTGATTAGGAGGCAACAGAGAAAGAAGAAGCTTAGAGGCAAGATTATTAAGACCCCTAGCACCCACAGAATTGTAAGGAGTGGAATAGTTAGTACCACCATCATCAGACTCCTTAGGAAAGAGCATAGGGATCGTGTAGGTTGCACACTTCTCTGCTCTCTGGGTGTATGGGTCTCTGTCTGTCGTGAGTTTGTCATAGGTCGTCTTAGCGCCTTCAAGAGGGATATTTCCTGCGGTATGTTCACTAGTTGCCATTCCAACCGTCCCACCCATCATTCAATGATTGATTACCAACCATCATAACCCTCCACGTTAGACAAGGTTACGGCCTGCACCTGCAGACACATCAGCATTCCCTGCCTTCTTAATTCTAAGACCCTTCTTACCCTTACGAAGCTGAACCTTTTCGGTTTCTTCCTTCTTCTCAGCTTCACCCTCAGGGTTCGTAAGCTCAAGCTCAGGAGCAGGAGCCTCAGGGGCACTCTGACCGCTGTTGCCTATACCAGTCACCTTATGGACAACATTCTTAAAGGTCTTCTTAATACCACTAAAAAGTCCCATTAAATTTCCTTGTAAAAAGTTTTGTACGAAGAGTAACCCAAGTGTTTCTCATAGGTATTTTCCAACATCTTATTGTTGAGCGTGTTGGCGTTAGAGAAGGCTAGTAGTCTTACGTTAGTACATGCCCTATTTTCAAGAGCATAAGCCATTGCTCTAGACAAACCAAGACCCTTTTGGAAAGCTACAGTGCACTCTTCATTTAGAAAAGTTACTCCCTCAGGTGCATACCAAGGTCTCCCCCTAGACACTAGGGATGCACCCGAGAGAGCATTTTCTTTGTTATAGAAAACAAGGATGATGAAGTCTTCAAATTCACCACTAATGACACCCTTAAGAAACTTACGCACTACCTTTACGTCAGCATATTTCTTAATGAAAGGGAGGGAGTCAGGGTCATCTTTGATGATCTTCGCACCCTTGTCGATGATCTGTTCTAGGATGTCTTCATCATTAGGTTGCAAGACACCAATCCTAGACACGTTACTTAGGGATGTTAGTCCCTCTGCCAGAACCCACATAATCAATCCTCAGAGCCTTCTTGCCCTTGTTCTTCTTGTGTTCTGCAGTTTCTACAGCACCCATTTCAGGAGCCTCAGGTTCGAGTACAGGTTGCTCAATGGCAGGAGCCTGAACCTTAACCTCAGGAACCTTAGGTTTACTAAAGAGTCCACCCATCAGTTATCTCCATTCTGTTTGTCGTGTTTATTTCTAAGGTAGGTAACAACCTGTTGAATACCTAGAAGAGTCTCATTACTCTTTTCATACCAAATCATCTTTCGAATGTCAAAGACATCCTCAAGTTTCTCAATGAGATCCTTAGGAACATAAGGAAACTCTTCTTCTTCTTCAACAACATTGTTTTCTTCTTTGTTCATAGAAATTCGGCGCGGAAACCTCTGTCTTCAGACAGGGGAGGAAGCGCCGTCCTCCTTTCTAAGTTCGGTTAAATAGGTGCTTCTCTTTTCGAGAAGCGTTTGGCGGATACCCGCAGGTTCCGCTTACACGGCCCGAAGGCCTGTTGACATCCTTCGCCAATGTTGGAAGGGGTTTGGTGCCTGCAACACCGCTCCTACCTCTCAGAGCTTTTAATCACAGGCCGCAGAGCGTGGAACTAGGATGTACATCCCACGGTGCCTATACATTCCCAACCAACGTAGCGCCTCTCGAAAGAGGGGCGCTGAGGCTAGTCAATAAAGGCTCTTTCAAGCCTCTGCCTTTAGGCAGGGGTTATTGACGTCTTCCTCCTACCTAGGACTATTGATTTAATTAAAAATAGCCCTAGGGGGTATTAGTATTGATTAAAAAGGATTGTACTTCTTGGGTAGACCCTCAGATTCACTTAAAGGATAATCTTCATAGTGCAAGATTCTAGCCATTGTTGCCTCTCTAATGGCATCCTCTTCAGTAAGACCCTGAGACTTGAAGGCTTTCAAAACCTCAGGCCACCATTCAGAATCAGGATGCCCATTAAGGAGCTTATTGGCTTTCACAGGGCCATAAGTGGGACACCCCTTATAGCCGTCTGTAACGTCCCCTACTAGGGTCTGATAGCACAGCCATTTCTTGGAGTCCTTCTCAGTGATGTTATGCAAGACATCATTACCGAAATCATAGAAGTAACCGGGGATTGTCTTGAAATCCTTGTCCATAGACACTGCGACACAAATATCTTTATAGACAGGACTAGTGCAGTAGATACCCACAACATCATCAGCTTCAAGGTACTTGACTGTATGAGAAATGTAGGTTTCTTTAATCTTGTCTACAAGACCTTTGTAACAACAAGGTTTACGATTAGATCGCCTATTGGACTTATAGTCAGGATTGTAGGCTTTCCTAAAGTTATCCTCATCGGAGAAACAGAATACATAGGTAATCTCTTCGCCAACGAAATGCTTATTCAGCTTCTCATCAATAGCAATAAGCATGTCGGTAAAGTAATCCCATGCGTCATCTACTTCAGCATGACAAGTCCAAAGACCATCACCCCAGTCGATATCCTTCTGGACAGCAGAGGATGCCTTAAAGGCTAGAATATCACCGTCTACAAAAGCATATCTCATTATTCACAAGCCTTAAGGATGGCGTATGCCTTACAAGTGAGCCTCCAATAATTAGTGGCTTCACTAAAGTAATTAAGGGCTGTAATATGTCCCCTAGATGCCGCCTCAGCAATCAGCTTGGCATTCTCACGACAGAAGTCCGCCTGAAGTTTAGGATTGTTCTGATCAATATATTTAAGGAAATTAAGATACTTATTCATTTTCTTTCTGAGGTCCCTCATAGTAAACACTCTCTTCTTCCCAATCAACTTCATAGCCAAGACGTTCAAGAATCTCATAAAAGATTTCTTTGTCAGTCCAGTCTTCATAGAGTTTACAGGGATTTGGGATGTGCATAAAAAGCAGTTTACCATTCAATCGAACTTCGGCACCACCTGCAGTCCCATAAACAGGATCCGTCTTATAGAGCCACTTAATGTCAACAACGCTCTTTTTGTTGGTCTTACACAATGCCATTACCTCCTTAGGTTCATTCTTCTTAAGAACCCTTTCAATCTCTTCTACGGTCATAGGTCTACGAATCATAGCTACTCCTTAGTGACAATCGAACCAGTTGGCACCAATCTTGCCTTCGGTGTCCAACTGACAATTAAACTTAAAGAACTCCTGAGTCTGTCTCATGGATTCCTGTGCAATTCGCACACAGTCTTCTGCAATCTCTTTTGTTCTGCAGGCAACCTGTACCTCATCCTTACCGTTTCCCATATTGCTACGGGTGTCGGACTATCTCTTTACAGCCTATTGGTATTAGCTGTAGTAGGCATTTCGAGACTAGGGGGATCTCACCCCTAGCCCCTACGGTTTACACCTAGTCTCTACACTTCCATTCTCGAATCCATTTGCACGCAGATGAAAACGAGACACCAAAGACTTCACCTAGCTTAGTACCTGTACACTTATAAAGTTTCCAATACTCCTTAGCTTTAGCCTTTCTATCAGCATATCTAGTGGAGTTATGCTCGACTTTATGATCGACGATCTTAACTAGCTCAAGGTGGCTAAGGTTACAACAGGCACGATTATGACACTCGTGATGAATCTCATAGCCTTCAGGGACTTCGCCATTAGCTTCTTCCCATACAAGTCTGTGAGCCATAATCAAGGGCTTTCTACCTTTACCCTTATACCTGTGATCTCTAATCCTTAGATAACCATCGTGATTCAGTCTATGTGATGTGGAGACTATGCAACCGTTTTGATCCTTAGTCAAGACCATAGGTTTACCACGCATAGTTCCTCCAATGTTTAGCTCGGGATTGCCCCAGAGGGGTTTCCCCGAATTAACCTACTTTAACGTGCACAATGAAGTTTATGCACCCACGCCATCATGGCAAAGTCTCCGTCCCAACCATGCTTGTAGCCTGCTTTACGCATATTCTCCTCAACAAGACACACCCACTTCTTACAAATAAGGGCGCCTGCAGACTGCAGGATAGTGTTCAGAGCCGAGTGAGGGCTTCGCACATAAACAAGGCGGCGATCAAGCCCAAGAATATGGTGAGAAATATTAAGAGTAGGGCAATCAGGGTGGACACGTTTCTTCCATTTTACTTTTTGAGTGTTCCCAATCCATTCAGAGGACTCAACAAGAGCCTTATCAATGGAACTACAGAGCTTCTTGTATGCAGGGACAGCCTTAAAGAATCTTTCCTTAAGAGCTTTGCCATCCTTAGCAGTGCCATTAATGACAGCTCCAAGTTTACCGTCACCACCACCATAGAGCATGCAGTAGATCATGGTCTTCGCTTGGTCTCTCGTGGGAAGCCCTGCCATCTTCTGATTATGGGTGTGAATGTCACCCTCAAGGATTTCCTTTATATAAGCACCGTTGTCAAAAGGAAACAGGAAAGACCCAAAGCACCGAAGTTCCAAACCAGAAGCGTCGATACCTGCCTCAAACCAGCCTTTAGGAACTGTGAACAGAGACCTGCACTCCTTACCGTATGGAGACCTTCCTGCAGGAACTTGTGCAACATTAGGATATGAATGTGTTGCACGACCAGTAACAGCACCGTTAGGATTAACAGAACCGTGAATACGGTAGTATCCATCTTCATCTTCCTTCATAAGCTTAAGCCAAGCGTTGTCACCCTCAGCAAGCTGTGCGATACGCTTGTTAATCAGCAGGTACTCAAGGATCTTAGGTGTCAGAGGGATACCCATAGCAGACTGAAGGGTGTCTTCATCAACCTTAGGGGCACCAGTAGGTGTAACCTCAGTAGGCTCCCAACCTCTTTCCATAAGCACCTTAGCAATGTGACTACGGGAATTAGGATTGAATGTAACCTCCTCATACTGAGGATAAGGAACGCCTGCTTTAATTCCTTTCTTAGCGTTATCTCGCTTGTAGATCTTGTCTCCCTTGTAGACAGTCCAAGAGCCTACCTCAGAGACAAGGCTTTCATAGATCTCCTGTCTCTTTGCAGAGAGTTCAGCATAGAGCTTTACTGCCGCATCTTTATCAAAGACAAACCCATTACGTTCCTGCTTAGCCATGACCCAAGCAATGTCATGCTCAAGCTGAATGGCCTTCAAAGGGTAACCCTTAGCCATCAGCTTATGGAACAACTTAAGGGTAACCACAACGTCCTGTTTGTTGTACTCATACATTTCAGGAGTAAACTTGTCCCAAGCACCCTCATGTTCGCCATAGGTGCCCTTCAGTTCACCCATACGGTAACCATAAGCCTTCAGGCTGTGGGAACCATAGAGAGCCTTAGGGAGCCTACCAGAACGCATAAGACCAACGTCAGTGTCCTTGATATTCGAGTAGATCAAACGAGCAAGTACAAGAGTGTCAATACAGACATCTCGAACATCAAATGCAAACCTCTCCCCCTTGAGCTTCTTAAGAGCAGGGATGTCAAATTTGCAGATATTGTGACCAACGATGCTGTACCCACTAGTACCATACTTATTCAAGGCATCGAAGAACTCATCAAGATCAGTGTAACCAGTGTACAAATCCGTATAAGAATCGTACAACCAACCACACCAAAACCTCTTGGTCGTATCAAGCAACCCATCAGTTTCAATATCGAACACAATAAATTTGTCTTTAATTGTCAGCATTTTCTATTCCTTAAATAGCCTTGCTTATTTCTTAAATAGCCTTGCTTATTTCTTAAATAGCTTTGCTTATTTCTTAAATAGCTTTGCT